TCAAGTTTTCTTCAAGTGATTGTCCAGCCAAGTATCCGCCACTGCTTCGATGTCATCGAGGTTGCCCTGGGAAAACCCCAAGTATTCACGGGCGGGGATGCCAGCAGGGCCAGGAGCCATGCCTGGTGTTCCGCCATGTTGGTGAATAGCAGCATAGTCCAGGTTGGAACCAACCTCGGCTTCATCATGGTTAACTTCCCAGGTGATGCTATCGGACAGGTCCCCCCCGCGATCAAGCATCGAATGATTGCTGCGGCTGTTTGCTGCGTAGCGCTCAGTCCAGGCTTGCCATGGTTCACCATCTGGAGCCTGTTCTCCACCTGACGTTATTCGCTCACGTGTTTGACTTTCGACCATGCCCGCCATTTGCTCCAGCAACCGCCGACGGTCTGGGTTGGCAAGACGCTCAATCCTCCGCTGAAGGCGCTCAACGCTAGACAAGTCGAATTCAAGCCCGATGCTCATAATCAGACCAGCCTAGACCGATACAGACGCGGGCGATCGCCAGCTGCACCGCGTGCCGGTGGCCCGTAACGGTATTTGCTAGGGAGAGACGCGATGGAGCTGTTCTCGTCGATCTGAGAAGCAGACATAGAAGCTCTGAATTTCTGGTGGGTGACGGAACTGATCGGTTTGGATGCATCAAGCAGGAACCAGTCAGTATCTGACTTCAGTCCGGGTGATACCACCACTGCCGCCGCATTCTTGTATGGGTTAGGGCTGCTATCCTCTAGCATCTCAACGCTCATTAGAGCCATTGCAATGCTTTCTTGTGCGGGCGGCACCAGTAGGATGGTGCGTTTGACGTTGAAAGGGCGATCTTCCCGAGCGCTCGCCTTGCGCAACGCTTTGCGGGCAGCGCCAAAGCTCGCCAACGCCGCGGCCAAAGAGGCAGAACTCAGCGGGGCCGTGCCTTTAATGTAGGCAGTGGTGATGCTGTCATTCTTCTCGCTCATCGGGTGAACAGCGTCGAAAAACCGCTGGCTATTATGACCGAGCTGCGCAAAGCAAACATTATTAACAACCACTTCCTTCCTCCTCATTTAACCCTGACGCGGGCAGATCTCATCACGGCATGAAACCTGACAATCCAAGATCTACATCCAAATCCATAGGTCCATTTTTGCTGATCTCTCTAACCGCTGGACGCCCGCTACTATCGATCTCGATCCTCATAACGCCACCGACTTCAGTGCGGCCACCGGCAGACATCGGCAAGCTCTGGTTTTCGGAAAGCGCTGGCGAACCGAGTGCTGGTGCCCGCCCACTTGATTCAATGCCCAGCCCGTTCTTGGCCCAGTCAGGAAGCCACTGGGTTAACGCACTGAGCTTGCCGTCAAGCCACGCCGTGAGAGCAGACAGCTGGGTTTCCATGCCTTGCCACAACCCGCCGATCCACTCTGAACCAATTTCACTGAGTGGCCTCGCGCCAAAAGCCTCAAAGACTTTATCAATACCCTTGAGAATAAGTGCACCTGGACTCCATGCCAGAAGATCTCGGGCTATGCCTTCCAGGCCCTGGCTAAACCAAGCCTTAACGCCTTTCCAAAGATCTGAGAAGAATGCTGATACCTGGCCCCAGTTCTCATAAATGAGGTAGGCAGCTCCGGCAATGGCGGTCACTGCGGTAATAATCCAGCCGACAGGCGTTGTGAGCAAAGCCACTGAAAGTGCGCGTATCCCGCCAATAGCCATTGGTATGGCGCGGGCTGCAAGCGCCACGAAACCCTTCGCCAGAGAAGCGACAGCGGTGATTACTATGGGGACCAGCTTGATCACGGACACTGTAAGAATCCTTCCTACGTTTAAAAGGCTCACTATCAGCATTCCAATCGACAGCAACAACTTACCTGCAACCAGCGCCGCTAATCCGGTAAGCAAGTTCTTCCAGCCTCCAACCAGGTCCGCCACCCATTTAATCGCGCTGCCAATTGATTTAAGGCCTGACCAGAACTCCTTTAGCCATTCCACCACACGGCCCGATATCAGCTCACGATTGCCGCGCACCATCTCATTGATCTTCGATATCCATTCTGTGACGGCGGGCAGGAGGTTCTGCACGATCGCAACCCGCAGACCAAACACACTCTGACGGAAATGGGTCATCTGGTCGGTGTAATCCTCTGCACCGCGCGCCATCTCCTCCGTCATCACCGCCCCTGACGAGCGAGCCTGAGCCTCCATGGCAGCGAGCGCACTACTACCCCCTTTCAGCATGTTGATCATGGCCACGCCTTCGCTGTCGAAGAGTTTGAAGGCCACTCGAACACGCATTGCGGGATCTTCCAGGGCAGCGATCTTGTCGGCGACTTCAGGCAGCAACTCCGTGGTGGATCGCATCCTGCCATCACTGTCACGTAGCTGAAGTCCCAGAAACTTGAGCGCCCCTTCGGCTTCACCAGTGCCGTTGGCCGCTTCGGCCGCTCGCCGGGTAAAGCGTTGCAGCGCCATGTTAAAGGTGTTGGTTTCCAAGCCTGACAACTGGGCTGCATATTGCCATTCCTGGAGCTTCTGAACCGGGAGCCCAAGCCGATCAGCGGTTTTGACCGCACTGTCAGCGGTATTGGTTACGCCCGAGATAAAGCGCTCAAGACCGTAGGTCGCGGCAACAGCCGCCCCGCCAGTCAGTGCCAGCCTGCGGGTCAGTTTTCCGGCACTATCGAGTGTGCTCTGGAAGTTTTGGCCGACAGTTGAAATCGCCGCACTCAATCGTTGAAACGAGCGCTGACGCGCCAGATCTCTGAACTGACGGCTGATTCGTTGGGTCGGTTTAGTGACCCGATCAACCAGGCTGAGTACTACCGAGGCTTTCATGTCAGCCATTGTTCTTGCTCCGCTCCAGTTTCTTGGCGCGTTGTAGCCAAAAATGCAGATCCTGAATATCCATCTCCCAGAGCTCGCTGGGTGGGAAGTGGAAAACCCAGGCGATTAGTCCGAGGACGTCTGCCCAATCCCCGGGCGCTCCGACAAAGGGCCGCCGAGAGCCTCGCTGATGCTTTCTACATCGTCCGAGTCCAGTTCATCGACTGCTGCTTGCGGCAGCCCGGTTACGGCCTGGATCAAGGCCAGAGCCTTGCCAACTTCGCCTTTTTGCGCATCCATGGCACGGAGGTGCTTAGCCTTGATCCGCTGCGGCACGTCTACTGAGGAGATGGTTTTTTCACCGCCACCATCAAACTTGTCAGCTTGAAATGTGATCGGAGATTTCAGCGTGATGGTTGTTACTTCAGTCATTGCAATGTTCCTTCTGCGTGATTAAACGCGGTCAAGGCCGTAGCCGGAAAAGTTCAGTACACAGGTGCCTGCGCCGACGTCCAATTCGGGTGGCTCAGTCACGAACGCGCCACGAAGCATCCAAGACTGACCGGTATCGGTCTCAAAAAGCAGAGTGCCGTCCGTAATGCCGGCGAGTCTGATCAAATCGGTTCTATTGGTATGGTGAACTGTGCATTGCACAGTTGGTGCCACTGGCGTCTGCTTGTAGCCAACAACGCCCCGGCCTCCCATCATGGCTTCCCGCTCGTAGCCGCCTGGATTGAGGGTGCCCTTGCCATCGGTCAGCAGCTCTTCACCACCTTCTCGAATCGTTACGTTGCCCGTGATTTTCATAAGCAATTATTCCTGCCTTAAACTTATCTTACGGTTCCCTTTAGCCATACTTGTGAGGCTAGATTTCCGTAGGCATATTAGTGTCATCTGGGGACTTGGCTGCCTGACGTGTAGCCCTTGTCATGCGCAGGGTTAACGCCAGCCTCCGGTCCCGCTCGTGCAAAATCCAGTTAACCTGTTTGCGAGAAAGCCTGAAGGCGTACGCCAGTTGTCGACGGGTCCAGCCATCTTCGCGAAGAATGACGATGGCTCGCCTTTGATAAATGGCGCGTCTGAGAGGCCGGAGCTTCGGAACGTCGAGGAAGCTATTCCCAAACAGCCCCGTCACGATTTGGGCATCAGCCGAATCAAGCGCCTTCTGTAAGTAGGTATCCTCTGAAAGACTCGCGGGAATCCACAAGCGCCACCCGCCAAATGCATCCACCAGGCGAATAGCTGTCTCCGGTGATTCTTTGACCAAAACAGCGAAGTTTTCATCAGCTAGTTCCAAGATCTCATGGTCCCAGAACATGAATCGCCGGTAGGCCGTCATCAGGCTGTCGGGAGTGACCTGCACAGATTTTTGAGGCGCTGTTTCCTTAAGCACATCTGAAAGAACGCGACTCAAGCTAAGGGCCGACCCCGTAGGCTTGTCACTTGGGCACATTATTTCTCTCCTCGGCCAGGATTTCCCAAACCCGGCGCTCAGTGAGGCGATATTGGAGCGCCAATTGACGAACCGACTCGCCGGCATGGTGGTCCGCACACAGTCGACGATTGCGGGCATGCATCCTGGCAAAGTGTGCCCGGGGTACATCGACGCGCTCCAGGGCATAGTGCTCAGACAGCTTGCCAGCTACCTCAGTGCCCAGCAGTACCGCCAGCGGATGGTCCTCTGGCAATTTCTGAGGGATGGTCAACAGGGTGCCACCGTAGGCACTTACCAATGCCTGGACAGCTTCCAGCCCGATTACGTCGCTCATTTCTTGGAGCGATGCGGGCAGGTCCTCCAAATCCCAGTCAGTATCGCCAGAGCTTTGGCCATTGTTGGAATTTTGACGCTCCAATGGCATCAGTTGGCACCTCCATCCCAAGTCCTTCTGATGACCTCTTCGGCGATGCCTGCCAATTTGGACTTTTGGAGTTCTTCCGGGTCGGTTCCCATTTGTCGAGCCGCTTCCAGGTCTTCGCGATTCAACCCCTTTAGTGCGTCAACACTGGTCCCGGTCTCTCGGGCGTACTTCTGCAGACAAGTGGCATAGTCCTGTTCGGTAAGGCCCGAACGCCAAGCTACTTTTAGCTCTTCAGGGGTAACTGGGGGATACATAGGTTTTGCTCCATCGGTAATTTTCTGGTCGCTATCGGCGATGATTTCAGGCGCGGAGGGCCGGTATGGCTGGGCCGCCCCTGAACGTCTTCACTAGGAAAACACGAATGGAGAAATCGAAGGACCGGAAGGAATTCAGGGGTCTTTGCGTTGGTTGGGTGAGGAAGGAAGGTAGACGACTCACTCTTCCTGGTGAGTCGCCCATATCTCGACTTTGCGCCGGAGCGTCCTCAGGAAGCCGCTGGCGCGACAGAGTGAGCTGCAAGGCTCAGTGAGTCGCTAAAAGACGGGGAGTCCGCCAGGAGGCTCTCAGGCGCTCCTGAGTGCTCGCATTTGAGTAGCGTGGTTTCGAGGCGCTCAAGCAGCATTTGCTGGTGGCTGCCAAGTTCTGCGCAGAGCCACATGCCACACTCAATATGGTTGATGGCATCGCTACTCCAGTTCTTGAAGACGCTATATTCCTGCATCATCTCCGAAAGCGCAATGACAGCTCTGGATGCATGGCTGACATCCCCGACGATATCGGCCATCGAATGGTTCAGTTTCTTCTGCGCTTCGGCTGTTAACTGTTCTGAGTGCATTCCCATTTTTACTTTCCCCCAGGGTTAAACGTGCTTGATGATTTCGCGGGTGACGCGATCGTCACCGAATTCGGCGGCAGCGTTGAGCGCCTTCACGACCAGGTTGTTGATGACCAGCGGGTAAAGGTCGCTGACAACCTGGCCTTTGTCCTTGCGGCGCAGCCGCTGTCGTATGGCCTCGACGGCTTCCGGTTCGATGACCTTGGCCAGAGAGGCACCCACTCGCTCCAGCTTGTAGTTCAGATACCCCTCCAGGTCGTCATCCAGCGGGCGAAGGTCTACGGTGATGCATCGGCGGATCAGTTCCCGTGCCTGGCTGTTCCGGTGCTCCTGGAGCTTCAGGCCGAGCTCGGTCTGACCGATCAAGACGATCCCGAGCAATTTCGTGAAGCCATCCTCCAATTCCCAGAAGCGCTTGAGGTAGCGCAGGGTAGGAATGGTCAGGTCATGGGCCTCCTCGATCACCATGACGTGCTTCTGGCCAGAGCGGGAGGCATCCCTCAGCAGGCGCTCAACCTGCCGCGCCTTCGCCTCCAGGGACCGCTTGGGGTTCTCGCCGCTGATATCGCCAATGATGGCTTCACAGAGACCGGCAGCGGTGATACGGGTCTTGTCGATGATGGACGGCATGATGACGGTCGTATTGCCGTCCCGGCGCAGCTCATCCATCAGCATGCGGCGCATGGTGGTCTTGCCGGCACCGGAATCGGCGACTACGGCGACAATACCCTGTGCCTGTGCGGCATGCCGCATGGAGGCCAGAACGTAGCGGTACTCATTGGTCATAAAGACGTCCTCGGCGCTGCGCACGTCGTCAATGAACGGGTCGCGGAACATATGGAAGTGTTTCAAAGTGTCTTGTGCTAACATCTCAATTTCCTTGTGGTTGCTTTCTCAAGGGTGCCGGTAGATGGCGGTCTCCGGCTGGCAGGTGGCACCCGTGGTGTCACTTGCCAACTTCTCCGAGCAGCGGCTCTGCCGCCACTCCGAACAGTTGGGCCATTTGCCCGGTAAACTCCGATAATTCCTCATCTGTGATGCCCTCCGGATAACGGCGTTTGAACTCCCGCGTCAGCTGCTTGGCAGCATTGCTGCCAGCCTCCAGGCCAATGCTGTCCCGAATGATGGGAACGGCCTTCACGTAGGGCAGACGGCTTTCTACCGCCCGTTTGGGCTGTTCGAGCTCCAACGCCTGCCCCTTTCGCTGAATGAACTCTGGAACCGTGGCGGCAGCCACGTCCGCGAACGGATCAATCTGGCCATCAAAAGCCGGCTTACGAGCCTTGCGGGCTTCCTTCACTGCCTGGTCCGTCTCCACGCCGTAAGCCTCGCGGTTCATCTGCTTCCTGAGCTCATCAACGGGCGTGTCACGTACCGTCGCATGGTCCTCGCCATACACCGGAGAGCCTGTCTTGAAGCCAGCCTCATCACGCTCTATCGGCTCCAAGTCGTAATGAATCTTCTCGCCGTCCAGGTTCTCGTGGATCACGGTGACAGTCGGTGCCTGGTAGGGGTTATAGGTCACCTGGACCTGGTCTCCGATGCAGACGTCCGGAATGCACTCCACCGAGTAAGTGTGTGATCCAATGCCCGAGATGGCGTAAGAAATGGTCAGGTCTCCGGCCACCTTCCGCGTCACTGGGCGGGCCTTCTGAAGCAACGATCGACACAGCTCCCGCGGCGGGCAGATCCGCAATTGCTCGGGGCGGATTTTTTGCCAGAGTCCATAGCGGGTGTGTCCATGACGGCGATGATTCCGGGTACCGTTGAACATCTGCCCCCATTGCTGCGCCTTCTCGTTCAGCTGCTCGATGGTGTCGATGCGGTACATGGATAGACGGCTTTCGAACTCGCACTCCACCAGGTTGTGAGTCCGCTCGACCTGACCTTTGGCACGGGGTGAGCCCACCTCATGGGTCCGGTGATCAACCTGTAGACGGTCCAGCATCCCCTTGACCAGGTGCGACTGGTTGGCGGTACCGGCATCCCAGATCAGCATGAAGGGGACACCGTGCAGCGGGTCACCCTCGCGCTTGCTAAAGGCATTGAGCAGAAAATCGACCAACGTCTCGGCATTTTCACCGGGGGTGTTGAAGTACTCGACGTAGAAGGCACCGCTGTTGTGATCCGTTACCAGGTAGCGCAACACGCGGTCATTCTTGATCCGGTAGACGTTCTCCAGCTTGTTCTTGTAGAACTCATCCCGGGGCATCACCTTCAGGCCTTCCGTCTTCGGCAGGTAGTACAGCACGCACACCGACACATCGAACTGCCAGACGTGATTAGGGTGCAGGCTACGCACCTCAGTGTGCGGCTTGGGCTTACTCATCTGCTCTGGGTGAACCCGATGGCGTCGCATCTCCCGCGAGATGGTGCTCTCAGACACGTCGGAACCGATCAGGCCATTGGCACAGGCAATCTCTACCGCCTGTTTGAGACTCATCAGCTGCTTGCCATTGTCCCGGCTGGCCTGCAGGACCAGGTTACTGATTTGGATGCATTGCTCACGGGTAACACTGGACTGCCCACGGTCGCTACGCGGCTTACGAGGTTTCACGAACCCGAGATCCTTGAGGCGCTCCCAGACCCATTGTTGGGAGTAGTTCAGCGTTTTGGCCGCCTGCCTGACCAGTTCGCCGCGCTCACCGTGGCCCGCGCCCTCAAGCTTGGCCCCGACATTGAGCAAGTACTGCATGGTGTGGGCCTCCAACTCCATCACACGGGGTCTCCCTCAATCACGCGGTCAAAGTCCGCCAGATCCGGCACAGGGATGCCCAGCAACTGCTCAGGGAGAATGTCGTACTGGCGGCCCAGTAGCAGCGCGTGGCGGAACACTCCGCGCAGCTCGGCATACAAGCTCTCTTCCAGGTGGTCGGTGCGGTCCTCCAGGTCTAGGATCTTCTCGACCACTCTGGCCAGATCGTTCAGCGTTGAGATGCTGGATAGAGACTTATCGGTCAGCTCGGACTTCAGAAGCTCATCGCGCTCTGCTCGCTTCTTCGCGGCCTGATCCGCCGTCAGGTCCCGGCGTAGCTCGCGCTCCAGTTCGTTGAGCTTCTTCTCCTTGTCCTCCAGGAGGCGCTGGTCTACCTGCCGCTCTGATTCCAGATGTTGGACCTTGTCGGCCAGCGCCTGTTTCTCCTGGTCAAGCTTCTCCTTCTCCTTGGCATGGCGGGCCGACAAATCATCAATCAACTCCAGGAGGGCGTCTTTGTCCTGCCTCTCCGCTGCAACTTTGATCTCTTCAAGAGATCCGTCAGGGGACTGCCGAAGCAACCGCAAGTCCTTGCGCTCAAGGCCCATTCTGCGTAGCCCGTCCAAGGCTTCACCGAAGGTATCGAAGTCTTTAAGCTGCTCGTATACAAAGGACTTGGAGTACCCAAGACCAAAGGTGCAGAAGTCTGCAAAACTTCCGCACGGGCGGACAGATCCATCGTCGTGACACACCGGAATGTGCCGCCATTGCTTGGTTTCCTTGATGTTCTTAATTTCCTTGATCTCCGCCGCACGGAAAAAACGGTTAATTCCACCCAGCAGTGTTGCGCGTGCATAAGCCTGATTCGCAGCTGCGAGTTCCGAGGTATCGCCTGAGCGCAGTGCAATGTGGTCCATGATCTTGCCTTTCTCGATTGTGGTTTTAGCGTCCACTTTGCTCAGTTCTACCTGGTGGTGGTGTGCGGTCACTTCCTCGCTGATCTTTTTATCTCTCGTCACGGAGCATCTCCCCTGTTACACGTGCGTATTCGCTCTCGATATCGTGAATCCGATCCAACTGGTGGCGCTTGTATTGGATGGCAAATTCAATCCAACGGTCTCCAGGTGCCCAAAGCTTCTGATTGCTGCTTTTTTGGCGGTAATCCATTACCCAACCTGACGCCTCAAGGGCTTCCAGAGCCCGACGGGCCGAGTGATAAGTGATGCCTGTGTGCCTGGCGATATCGTCAATGGAACAGCCGTCAAAGCCGATCTCCATAACGGCGTTCATGGTGCTGACAATGCGGTTAGGGCTGCTTGCGTCTGGTTTGCTCACTTCCGATCTCCCCCGGTTCCGTACTTCAGTTTGTTGATGTAGCGGTTAAGCCCGGACCTGCTTGGAGCCCGCTCTGCGCCGAACTGCTTGATGCACTCACGGCGGATATGTTCAATGGACAGGCAAACCGATTGACTCAGAATGAAAGCCTCCAACTCAGGATCTAGCTCAACCTTGCAGGGGCGTGAAGATCGGTCGCGAAGTACCGGCAACACGGTGGCTGGCCGGTCTTCGGGGATATTTGAGGCAACCTCTCGCAGCTGCTGGGTCAAAACATCCACTACATCGGATGCAGTTAGGTGCTGAACGGCGGCCTGCACAGCTCGAAAAGCCCGCAGCTTCTCAGCTTCAAATGGCGTTACGTTTGACACGATTCACCTCCCTTTCTTCGAGCGTGGCAACGATTCGGCAGCGCCAGTTGTGGCTTCTCGTCCGCCTTTCAATGAGTGCTCGCAATTCACCGATAGTCAGGTCGTCCACCGACTTTCCAGTAGCTGCGACAAGCCTCAAAAGGCCTGGGAACCAGTCTGAGTCGGGGGCTGCCAGCGGCCCAACTTCGCGCCCCGCCTGTTTGAGCTCTCGCGCTATCTTTGTCATCGAAAAGCTCATGACATCACCTCCAGCTCTAGTCCTGGTTGCAGGTGCTCCTGCACGTTCTTGCGGTGCCAGGCCACGTCCTCCAGAAGGCCAGTTAAAGCCGCCAGGGCCTCATCAGAACCGCTCTTTCGCTCATAGAACTCGACCAGCAGACTCACCGCGCCGGCGAAGGAGGATTGCAGCTCGTTCAGGTCAGTCGCCGTTACCTTTCTTCCGGTCGGGATCTCGATCAGCATCTTGTTGGCGGAGTGCCCGATGTACCGGGTTACCAGGTCGATCCCGCAGGCGGCCTCAAAAGGGCGGATCAGGATCGCTGGCATGCGGCCGCTCTCCAGCCACTTATAAAGAACCCACTTGTTGGCCAGCCCCATGAGGTCCGCGATCCGGTCAACCGAGCGGTTGTGCTTCTCGCGGGCGAACTCCATGCACAGCTCCATGGCTTGTCGCAGGGAGCGGGGGCTGACCCTTTTCCAATTCCGTCGTGCCATTTGGAACACCTCCCACTTAATGCCTTCCAAACAAAGAAATATGTTGCCTCTGGTCGCCGCCCTGTGCGGCCCCTATGCTGAAGTCAGCTAACAAGCTCAGCGGCCTCTGACACCACGACCCCAGAAGCTTCAAGAAGCTCTTTGCGGAGTCGCTTGCCTTTAGGGCCATTCCAGGCACCAGCCAAGGCGGCCCTTGCATTCGAGGCGTTTACACCTCGCTGCTTGCACCAACTGGTGAGAGAGGTTCCTTGAGTAACGAAGCCAGCCCTGACACAGAGGTACAGTTCAGGCCCTGGGGCATACTTGATATCGTTCATAGCGATGATCTCCGGTATCCTAGGTGTAACTGCATGGCGTAAGTAAGCGCCGTGTGTACGTAATGTAAGCATGGTGATTACACATGTCAACAGATAATTCCGAGGGCAAACGTCCGCCGATTGAAATTAATGCGGTTTTGGGGCGCCTGGCTCACCTTACAGGCGCACAAAGCGATGCAGCGCTAGCGGAGGCTCTTGATACCTCTCGGCAGGTGATTTCGGGCTGGCGTAAGCGTGGCACCATCCCCTATGAGAAGTTGATTGAATTCACTCAAGACTTTGAGGATATATCGCTGAACTACCTGCTATGGGGAGAGGAGCCGGCGATAGTAGAGGTGCCCATTGAGGGCAGTCAGGTCAGTGCCCAGATACTGGAAGTGATCGGCGGCGCTCTGCTGGATGCAGCAAAAGAGGTTCGCGCGGAGCAAGGCAAGGAGTTCGACGGGTTCATGGAAGGTCCCCAGATATTTGCTTTTGCGGCCCTTGTCTACAACCGAACTGTGGGCCAGCTTCCTCCAGGTCAAATTTGGACGCCTGCTATCGACAAAGAGATCGAGCACATTGTTGAGATCGTTAGGCTGGATTTTGAGCGGCAAAAAGCCCAATTGGGGCGGCGTGGTCGCGATGAGAACGTAAGTAAAACGAATGAAGACCAGGAGCAAGGGAATACGACAACAGATTCGAACACCCGAGCAGGTTCCTCAACAGCAGTTGAATCTTTGCCCCGCCAAGAGATCAGCGGTGAGGGGCACCAGATCGCCGGCGGCGACATAGAGAATAGCGGGGGCGTTAGAATAGGTAGGAGATATAAGAAGTGAGTGGAGAGGATCGCTCTCAGGGTGGAGTCCACCAGGTAATCCAAGGCGAAGGACACCAGATCGCGGGAAACGATATTCATAACCACACACGAGTGGATGAATATGAGCCACCGAAAGAAAGCCCGTACCTACGACCTTGTAAAGCCTGTGGCTGGCCGGGTGTTGCAGTGAACGCCTCAGAGTGCGGAAAGTGCGGCTACAACTATGCTCTTGAGAGAGCGGAGGTTGCCGAACGTCAGCGTAGAGAGACAGAGTCTTTCATTTGCTGGCTCGGAGTCGCCGCCCTGGTGATTTATGCCGGGGCGGTTGCCCTAATGCATACCGTATCACTCGGCTTCTTTGACGCTATCGCCGTCAGTTTCGTTGGAGCTTTGGCCGCCTGGGGTGGCTGGATCTGGCTGAGTACCTGGTGCTCAATGAAGCTCAACCGTTTCTTAAGAAGCCGAGATGAGTAACGTTCCTAGCGCCTGCGGGTGCTGCAGCGTTAGATGATTCTGTTATCGCAAGCAAGAGTGGAGGTCGCCATGGGTCTGCTAAACTTTTTCACCAAGCCGAAGAAAACTAAAGGCTTAATAGGATATTTCGGATTGGAAAGCTGGTGGGTGTCTGAGTTTACCGAAGAGGAAAGGAGGCATATTGCGACGACGTTTCAGCCGCTTGGGTTATCAGGGAGCTCTTTGACCTCAAAGGATATAAGCCACACAAGCCAAACGGCAGTGCGGTTCTTGCGTGATTTGTCTGGGTGGTTCTCCAAGGAAAAGGATCGCCCCATCGCTTACAAACTCCTCGCAAAGGCAGAAGAACTATCCGAGTCCGAAGGCTCTGTATTGGACACCCATTTCCTTTATGGGCAAAAGCTCGAAATCTATTACAAGGACCGGAGAATTCCAGGCTACCTGGAAAAGGCTATTGAGGCTTGCAACCAGCAGATCGCCCTGGGCGCTAAGGCAGCGAAAGCTTTTCAAAAGGAATATAAGGATTCGTCCCTGCCCGGACACAAGGGGTATCAGCAGCTGGCGATCATCCTTGAGAAACAGGGACGGTTCGATGAAACAATCGAATTGTGTCGTACGGCAGAATCGCAGGGTTGGGCTGGCGATTGGGAAAGGAGAATAGAGCGCTGCCAGAAGAAATCTGATAAGGCATAA